TATTCGCCACTGTAGCGGGCCTTAGAAGGCAATTTAGACGGTATTAAGTGTTGGTAGCGGGTGACGAACTTTTCCAGCGTAGAGCGCGATAGTATATCTAGCGGGTCAAACGGCTGTATTATGTTAGCCATACGGTAACATCGTGACGGGGTGTTCTCACCCTTGCGCGCTACGGTTCCTGCTATCCGGGCAATACGAGCAGCATTAAAGACAGTCTGGTCGAGTATAACCCTACTATCGCTGAACATAATATGTAGTATTTGCAGCGCCGACCTGATTAGCTTAGTAGAACTGTCCTCGTTGGGTAGTGTTTCAAGCAAGTAGCGCCCATGTCCGCCATTGCCGCTATCTATAAGCGCGGGGCAGGGGAAGCCGTGCCACAAGGTCAATTGCTCGCTGGCGTACTTGTTACGCTCTAAAGCAAGTAGGTGTTCCTCGTTAGTACTGGATATACCCGATACAGGATATACGGGATCAAAGTCCAGCAGCATAGAGCGGCGACATAGTATCTCTTTATCGTGGGTGGCAATGCCAGCTTTCGCGGAGACTAGGCGGTCTGCTACGCGGGCGTAGGCGTCGGGGATAACTGGATTGATAGTAGAGTATATGCCGGATATGCCTTCGTTATCGCTGTGTATTATCGCATTGGCTGCGATTACAGGGTCATTAAAGTACCCCGTCATTGCGACACCTTGGTATTTCGAGAGCAGCCGTATCTCAGTTACAGTGTTGTGCGGCTGACAAGTATTAAGCATCCTTAATACAGTGTCATAGTCTGCTACAACAGTCATGCAAAGCGGCCTTCAATCTTAGTCGCATCCCGAACGGGAAAAGCACCATGTACCGGCCTTAAACCCTTGTCAAGCGCCATTTTCGAGGGGTCTGGCGGGGTTGGATAGGCCCGGACATGCGAGCGCCCCCAGATAGCCCGGAAACCGGATTTTCTGAGGGCGCAGATCAGTGCCGAAGCACTAATCTCTAAGCGTCCAGTCTAGTAACCCCGAAGGGTGGTAGGCCGTGGCTGTCCATGTTGTCTAGACTGCCTCTAAACGCATGTCAACAAGAAAAATGCAGGGGTGAAGGAAAGGCTAATAAACTTCACCCCTGCTAGGAGCAGCGGTATTAAAGGATACCGTCCGCGTCCTTGAGCTTGCCCGGAGTATCGAGGCCAAGCATGATACGGGCGGGCTTGACATAGCGCGTATCGAGGAAGGCCAACATGACCGCCTCATCAGCGCCAGCAGCTACCTTCTCAGCGATCTTCGCCTTGAGGTATGCGATACCGTCCGCGCCGACTTCCTTGAGCGCCGTTGGGTACTTATAGGACGGATCAAGAGCACGTCCCTTCTCATACACTTCCGCCACAACCGCGCGGGTAATCTGCGTAGTCAGCGGGTCGCGCAGTACCTTGGCCTTCTTGGCCCCGTCACCGCGCCTACCAAGCGCACCTTCATAAAGGGCTTTAATGGCCCTCTCTGAGATAGCTGCGATGTCCACGGACACACGCGGCTCAGTCGGTTGCGCTACGATGGCCTGCAACGGGTCATTCTTGGTCGCTGCCTCGTAAACGTCCCAATCTGTGTTGTCCTTTTTGGCCTTCGCCAGAGCGGTCGAAACGCGATTGAGAATATAGCCGCGCACGGCTGTCTTGAGAAGATGCTTGCGGATAGTCAGCGGGATAGCTGCCAAGTCCACTTCAACGTCCTTCTCGTGGTTCTCAATCTCGAATGAGAAGGTGTTGTCGTCCGCTACGGGTGCAGCGGGGGCTTCAATCGTCTGTGTCATGTCGTTCATATCTGTTCTCCGTTGTTGGTATAAGTTAGATAATGCGTCTGTTTTGCTACGTCAAGAACTAAATTTCGATATGCCAGTTATTTTCATCGAGCCAGTGAGCACTCTTTCCGCCTACCAGCACAAAATACTTTCCTACCCCTATATGGGGGTTCTCATAGTCCGGCGTATCAAAGTCCTTAAAGCACACTACACCAGTTTCGTAGCGGGGTTTTAACCCTTCTGCTTTTTGGATGCGGTAAACATTCATACCCATCCACGGATGGGGATTAGCGCGGGCGTAGTCGATTGTTGCCTTTACTAGCCTTTTAACAGCGCGTCGGTGTTTTGCATTAGCTACTTGTAAGTGCATTAAAGCATCAGATACCGCTTCTTCTGCGGCCTTAACAACTTGTAGCAAGGCATCGTCAGTGCAAGGTGTGCTGTTCATCGTCAATGCCCAATATCCTTTCCAGTACATTCAGCACTCCATCAATATCTTTTACTATTCCCTCGGCATTGTTACAAACGTCATTGCACACCATCCAACGGTCCAGTACTATTAAAGCACCTTCCCAATCGTTTAGGGCAATCTCGCTTGTGACTGTGAAGTTCTCGCCCTCATCTACTCGCGTAACGAGTGAATTAACAAAGTCAAACAGTGACTTCAATCGCTCGGCGTGTTCCGGTAGCGTGGCGTGGTGGCGGCATCGGCGACATGCTACCATGTGCGTTGCGTGCATGTGCGCCATAAACACCTTTGGCCCATCATCGGGATCATAGTGAATAAACATCATTTGGTTTTCTCCTTTCGTACCGCATTACTCTAGCAGTAGTGCATCGTCAATAGGACAAGCGCCACAAATAAGGTTAATACGGTGAAAAACAACGCTACTGTAAATATCATTCTAGTGGCAACGGCTTGGTTTCCAGTAGGTCCAGCAACCGTTCGGCTATGCTACGGGTTTTCTTGTGCCACGATAGCTCATTAGCATAGGCTTTAATGGCCCTATACTGCTCATCGTACAGCTTTTGCAGGCGTTCGTTTTCAGCTACAAGCGCAGCCTCACTTTTCTGCGCAGCCTCAAGAGTAAACTCAAGAGTGGCTATAGTTTCCGTTAAGTCCTCGTCCCGCATCAGACCTTCCCCTTTAGTAGCTGATCGAGGCTCCCAATGTCGTACTGCTCGCTGTTGCTGTTGTAAACAGTGCCGCCATCCTTTGACGTAGCGTTGCAGAACATACCAAGCGCGGCTCTCCCGGCCATTGTGTTCATGTTGAAAGTAGCAACGATTATGTCATCTTCTCTTATGACGCAATTTATGCCGTCGAACGTGTTAGTAAAGTCCTGCTTGAATATAAGGTCCATTATACTGCCTTCTTTTCTTCGGGTTTAATTGCCTTGACATAGCCCGCCGCATACATCTGATCTATTAGATGCTTTAATGTAGCTTCTACGCCAGTGCCTAGCTTGGTATGAATTTTTATTTCCTCTATGCGCTTTTCAATCAAAGCCATAGCTAAGAAGCCTACTGTCGAGCGCAGTTTGTCCGGTGCGCTTAGTATCGCGTCTCCCATCGTATTCGCGACAGCATCCGATATGATACTTGCTGCGTGTAAAACAAACTTTATCTCATTCTCGCTGAGTTTACCCATGTTACTGCCTTTCCTAGTTGAATATTACTATACATGCAGCCGTGACTATGGCACCTATCAATAGTACCAAGCCGCAGCCCTGCTGTCCGTCATCGTCGATTAGGCCATACTTCGCTTTATCTCTAGCCGCCGCTCCTATGAAGAACAGGCCAAGCCAGCCGGTGAGTATAAGCCCTACGACGATCAGAATTGCCCCGGCTATGTCTAGCATTAAAGCACCTATCTTTCGCTGAATACGTACATTAGTATGATTATAGCAATTGCTATGCTACCAGCCATGTGTAACATCAGTAGTAAAACCAATCGCGGTTTTCAATCGCGGGTTGATCCCTGAACATGCTCCTAGCCGCACGCTCGCTAATCACTTCAAGCGGTAGTCGCGTATAAGTGATAGTGTCGCGTTCGCCATCGTCGAACCCCGCAACGAATACACCACCCTTGGCGTAGCCGCGTTCCAGCATGGCTTCACGCGCGGCGTTTACGCGCTGCTGATCCAGTTCAATGGCTTCTACGGTTTGATTGTAGTAATAGCGTTGTGTTCCGATCACTACCATTAGCCGAGCACCTTTAGTAGTACTCGCACCTAATGTGGTGACTTTGATAATTGGTTTCATTTCTAGCCTTTCACATTTGGGTCTGTCTCACTAACAATCAGACTATGCCTGTCAACAGTTTCATTAGTCAAGCTAAAAGTATCACGAAAGCCCGCCTTGCACGGAATGGAGTAGCGGTATAGATCACGCTTCCAACGCTTAGTAACACCATTGCGGCGTACCTTCCAGTATCTCGTCGCTGTCGCCTGTACCCATAGGTTGCCGCCGTCTAGCGCCTGCTCTAGTTCGTCAAGTGTCATTTCTTGTGTTCTCCATTGTATAGAGTTATGGCTTCGGCCATGATGTCCAAGCGAATTGCTTTAATGGTATCGTACCGCGTCTGCCATATCTCGGTATCCGCGTCAAACTTCTCGGTGTCCTCATAGTCACGGCCATGCGGCTTATTGTGTTTTAGCGCCTGCATGACGTTGTATAGCGCATCCATCACCTTAGTACGCTGTTCGATCAGCATAGCGCGGCTTGTGCCGTTGTTGTTCACTATTGGCGTCATCAACGGCATCAGTACCTCCCACTATAGAGCGCCAAGGCTTCCTGTAGCAATCCATCACGGATAGCTTTAATACTATCGTATCGCACTTGCCACAGTTCCCTATCAGCTTCATAGCGTTCCGGCTTGCCGATGTAGTCACGGCCATGCGGCATGGCATCGCGCATAGCTTCCATTGCGTCAACCAATAGATCCATTACCGCACGGTGCTGGTCTATCAATTCTTCTACTCCCTCAACGGGCCTAGTCATGTTCACTTTAATGCTCTCCCAATGCTCTCGCCAGTATCTCGCGGGCATCATCCCATATCTTCGCATCGCGCGGCATAGGCGTAGCCGTATCGTTGCGCCGCACCATCTCCTGTATCAGTAGCAGCATGGCCGGTGCTTCCACTATGATAGCCGTATGCGCGTCACGTAGGCGGCATACGCTCTCGTTAGCCTTGCCCCGCTTAAACTTGGTGTGGCAATGCACGTTAGCTATGCAGATGTCTCCCCCGCCTTGCTCTTGGTTCAATTCTGCCATGATCGGCGTACTACCATCGGACGGGCGTATGCCGTGCTTAGTCACTATCTCGGCCACTTTCCAAGGTACATTTACTAACATGATATTAACCTTTCCTAACAGGCACAATTCGCCCCGCTGCTATTCTTATGGCGTATCCCCAACCCTGTCAAGTCTCCATTGTACTATTTCATAGGCGCTTTAATGCTACGTGCTAGGCGCGTCCTGTCTCCAATACCGGCTCCTATACTGGCGACAGGGTATAGCCCACGGTTATACGACAGAAACGGTCGTCTTTAGTGTGCTAGGTCAGTGATACAGTTGGGGCGTCGGCAAGCGGCGCAATCAGGCGGCTTTAAGGCGATATGCCAGATTTGGCAAGCTAAGGGGTCGCTAGGCAACGAAAGGCGTTTGGGTGGCATGGGTAGCGCCCTAGTTCGTTTCGTCGTCTGGCGGTGCCTTTCCGGGCACTTATTTTTGAGCATGGGTAGCGAGCGCATGGCCGCTAGGATACTGGACAAGCAAAAGCCCGCGATTGTGAGGCGCGGGCATTAAAGCACTTAGGGTATGGGATTGGCGCTAGCCGCTAGGCGCTAGCGGCTTCAGGATCATCAAGTGCGGCTTGTATCTGTCGCCCTACGTTTTCTAGTGCCTTGTCGGGATTGTATGCGATAGCGTTAGCATTTTTCATACCGTTAAGAATTATGGTCCCGCGTTCGCAGTCGATAAGGTCAGATAGGCGCAAGTCCTGCGACATGCCATAGCCGCTGTCCTCACGTACTGGCGAACGCTCACGTAGCGCAAAGCCTAGGCGTCGGAACATGGCGGGATGGCCTAGGCTAAATGCTACCGTAGCAAAATCCATATGCTCTGAGGCGTGCTTGACCGTCCAGCTATGCACTAGGCGCTTGCCCGATACTATCGAAACGATAGCCGCGACAAGCTCCACACGTTGCCCGCCCGCTTCTAGCTCGTCGATATACCGCGCAATCGCTAGACCATAGTTAGACATTGCGCTTGCTTTAATGTCAGCCGTTGCATTGACAGGCACGGCAAGCGTTATCACTGGACGCTGCGAACGCTGCGCATCATTGCTACGTCGGATCATGCAGGCGTCAACACCCGATGCATAACGCCCGATATGTGGCCGCGTGCCCGCTACGCCGTATGTAGTGCGCGGCGTAGATTTGAGAGCGGGCAAGCGTAGCAGTCCAGCCGCAAGCTTCTCAGCCCCCGATTGCCAGCCTTCCCGCGCAAGCTTTAATGCGCCTCGGTAGCCCGCGTTCAAATCCCAATTTTCGGATGTCTCACTATCTGACATGCTGTATTTTGCGCGCCATGTCCTAGGCGTATCGTCTATGTGACGCTGCAACTCTTGCAGACTGTCAAAGTGAAAGCGAACCGTTTTATCGTTTGTATCATGTAACATTGGCTTGTTCCTGTTCTGGGATACTAAAGGATCGACGTTTCAAAAGCCGACATAGGCACAACGGCGTTAATCTCGGCTATCTTTTCAGCCGATACTAAGCCTTTCCACAATCGCGCCTCTGCGGCTTCTTCCCATGTATCGCCGAGCGCAATCAACTCAGCGCCACGGAAGCTTGCACGCGGGCTAACGATATGGCGAATTTTGCGCTTGGATACTTCAGCGCGAATAGCTTGCACGTACCGCGTCCAGTCGTGATTTGTTGAAAGCTCCATTTCTAAGCGTTCGTCATAGTTGAAGTTCAATACTGTGAAGCGTTCAAGTGTCGCCGCGTCCAGTTCGTTACGTCCCACGTAGAGCCTATCCGCGCCATTGCCGAAAGTGTTTGCAGCCGCGATACAAATAAAATCCGGGTGCATCTTCACGACCTTATCAGGGAATGGGCAAAAGCCGTTGTCCAGAGCAGCATTAAAGCTAACGAGGGCGTTAGCGTTGCTAGCGTCTAGCTCATCGAATAGGAACACGCCCCCGAATTCATACGCAAGCCGGAACATAGTCATGCGCATTTCGCCGTTGTGCGGGCGTTCATATCCTAGCAACTCGGTAGCGTCTTGAACGGCTGCGGTCATGTAAAACTCAAGGTCAAGTGCCTTGGCGATTTGAGTTGCTAGCGTTGTCTTCCCTGATCCGGCTGGACCTACTAGCAACGCCCATTGACGCCCGCCAGCATAGCGCAGCACGCGCGGGAATAGTTCGTGAGAGCGCGCGATTGTAACTGCCTTGCCAGCGGGTGACTGCACGACGATTTGACGCGGCGCAAGCTTGGCAAGTTCACTTGCTACTAATGCCGGGATTGACGTTAGACGATCATCTACGCGGGCGTCAGCGATTTTCAATACGTCCTGTATGGCGCGTTCGATCGTCTCAGTATCGTATGCCGTAGGCGCTGCTACAGGGGCAAGAGGCGCGGGTGTGGCGGGCGTTGGATTGTGCACGCCCGATAGCTTTTCGCATAGCTTAATTGCGGCTGTATGCGACTTGCGCGCTACGCTATAGATTGCCGTCAATTCATGCGAGCGTAGCGACATCACGACATCTTCCGGCATACCGCACGCCCGCGCGAGATTGCGTCCGGCTTCCGTCATTGCAAACGAGTAGGGCGCACCCGGATTTATGAAAGCCTTACCGTTAGCATCGGCCATTGCTTGAATGGCTGCGCCTATGTCGTTTGTGTTCTGTATGGTCATTTGATTAGCCTTTTGGGTTTGTGAGTTGAGAGTGTGGCGGGTGCTTTAATGCACCCGCTCATTGATTACGCTTCAATTGTCAGTATGCCGTCACAATCAGGGACAGGACAGTTTAAGTGAGTGTGCGGCGTGACGTGCGCCATTGTAACGCGGGCAATGAAGCCGCAATCCGTGCAATGCGCTTTCTTCAGGAAAGTCGCTTTCTTGCGGCGCATGATCCGCCCTTCTGCGAGATTGATAGCCGCGTAAGGCATGTCGCCAAGTGTTGCCAGTATGGGAGCCGCCCATGCGAACCATTCAGCGCCAGCCGTTGTTGCTGTCAGCTTGCCGTCAAGCCCGAGTGCACGGGCAAGCTTGCCAAATACAGGACCGTGGCCCGCCTCAAGTCCACATGCAGCATGGCAAGCTTCATGTGTCAGCGCAGCCGCTACGGCAATTTCATCAGCGTTTACTGGACTGACGAATATTTCATAATGCCCGTCACCCGATGCTTTATGGTGTATGATTTGAGCAATGACCTTCCCGCGTGCACCCGTTGTTGGGTAGCCGATGGATACGCGGGTGTTGACAGGGATTGGAAAGCCGTTTGCTTCAAATACTGGCCGAGCTTCGTCAATGAAAGCATTGAGCCAAGCTTCACGTGTTTCGTATGTCATTTTGTAAGCCTTTCATGTCGCGGCGTTGTTGCCGTGCCTTATTCTTTAATGGCGCTACCGCAAACCGTCAAGCATATTTTTTGCAGTACATCAAAAGAGAACGCCCGCGCATGTAGCAAGTAGCGTGCCAATTTTAGTATAGCCTAGATTGCCCGGAAACGTACCGCCAGAGCACGATAGCGGTTTAAGGTACTAGGACATGGATTGAAGGCGTTTTGGCGCTGTATGGCGATATTCACTGTTTGTTCTGCTATTGTAGGTCATGCAAAGACTGTGCCAGTTTTGAGTATCATACTGGACTGTCAGTGTGTTAGCTGAATAGATCAGTTAGTATGTCTTTATATGTGTAATATTATTTCACTAGTGATATGGTAGTCTTTCGGCTCTTACTATATGTGGGGTATATATATAAGTATCGGGTCGAATATTACATACTAGTGAAATGTTTCTAAAGAGATAAGTAATACTATTGAAATATTATTATCAATACTAATATATATATATAAAATGTCAGTAAACATAGCGCGCGCGGAGTATAAATCATAGTCGCTTCTTGAGTGTCTAGTATCATACTGGATAATCACAGTCACTTTGCTTGTATTGTATAGTATAGTAGCGCCGACCGGCTATGATATACTTGCTAATACTGTTCCTATACTTGATGATACTGTATAATACTGTATTGATGCATGACTATGACTGCATTAAAGTATCTGATTGACTATGATTGCGTGAGTATTAATGCACGTCCTCGATAATACCGTGCAATATCAATGGGTTATGCTTATCAGTGTGGTAATAATGATTATGTTAAATGCATGTTATAACATATCATCAATATGCTAACCCATTGATACTATTGACTTTTTTCGTTACTGAGCCGAAACGACCCGCCACCGGCATCGACGGCAGGCGGGCATCAGTATCGGCGTATATTACCCCGCACACGCCACACAAAAATCTTGACTAAGGCTTATCAATGTGATAAAGTCGTAAAATTGATAAACAGGAGATTAAAAAATGAAGCCAAGTATAGAGTATTTGCGTGAGAGAATAGAGTACAACCCGGATACAGGTAAGTTATACTGGAAAGCCCACGCTACTATGGAGCCTAAATGGAGCGGGCGGTATGTAGGAAAAGAAGCGTTCAAGAATGAACAGAGTGCAGGGTATCTGCAAGGGATGCTAGATTATAGGAAGTATCTGGCGCATAGAATAGCATGGGCTATATACTATGGTGAGTGGCCTGATGAAGTAGATCATATAAACCATGACAAGCACGATAACCGAATCGCCAATCTGCGCTCAGTCACTCGTGATGAGAACGGTAGGAACACGCCACGGCATCGTGACAGTACAAGCGATGTTACGGGGGTGACGTACAACCGCCGTGACAAGAAGTGGCAAGTGCATATAACGTACAAAGGTGCATTAAAGAACATAAGGCAATTCAAGACTTTTGAAGAAGCTGTACGGAGAAGAAGGGCTGCGAATTTTCTCTATGGATTTCACGAAAATCATGGGCTATGATCCCGTGCATGGCCTTTGAACGCATCCCGCAAGTCCTTGAAGCATTAGAGGAAGCCCTGTGCAGAGCGCATGGTGACATGACCACGGCTTGCCGTACTCTCGGAATACCTATTCAGGCTGTACACCTGTGGAAACTGGCGGACCCGGAAGTCTCAACCAGACTGAGAGAAGCACAGATGCTAGGATGGGCTACTTTAGAGAGTGCAGCCTACCGCCGAGCAGTAGAGGGCATCAGCCAGCCGGTATTTTATAAAGATGAAATAGTAGGGTATAAGACTGAGTACAGTGATACCTTGCTTGCAAGAATGTTGCAAGCCCGAGTACCGGGATACGGCGATGCTGCTGATCGTAGTACATCACTGACGGTCAATGTAGCTATCATGCCGAGAGCATCGTCTTATGAGGAATGGGTGACGCAGCGGGAGTTAGCGTTAGAAGCGAGTGAATTAAAGCAAGTAACTGATGCTCGCGAGGAGAAGCCAAGCATGGAAGTAATACGTGAGCGTGTACGGGCGATTAATACCAGACCGTTGCCGGACGTGTTGTGATGAATGACCCTGACGGATGGGATGAGGACGACAAGGACACCGAAGCGCCGATGATTGGCTGCATGATGGTCGTGGCCGTGCTGCTGATAGGCGCGGTGTTGCTACTGTTATGGGTGCTTTAATATGGCTACTAAAACGGTTGATGCGGACTTGAACTGGTGCCAAGGGTGCGCTAATGAGCGTGAGTACCCAGACGATTACGTTCAGACGCTACCCGCTGGATGGGTAGAGGGCGACGTAATACCGGATAACGTGACAGTCCACGGCACACCTAATGAGCGTGCAGAGGACTTAGCGCCGTTCATATTTAAGTACGGGCGACGGGAGCGTGTTCAGATATTGGGGGTAGTAATATGATATTTGGTAAGGTACTACTGACGTTTGACCCCGCGTGCCGGGATGATCTCAAGACTGTTATGAAGATCATTAAAGACTATGCGCGTACTAATGATTGTGGTAACTTAGTACTATCTGCACCTGACGGTATCCCCGATGATGATGATGAGTAGGGTATGAGAAGGAATGACGATATACCGTCTATAGGGTGTATGGTGATGGGGGCCATGACTGTGGTAGTAATAACATTAATGCTACTGATATGGGGGTAGTATGGGAGCCACAGCCGGGGCCACAAGCACTGGCTATATCCGCCTGCTTCTGCGATGAGCTACTGTTTGGGGGTGCGCGTGGTGGTGGCAAGTCCTCGTACCTACTCGGTGATTACCTACAGGACGTAGAGCAGGGTGTAGGTTGGGCCGGTATTCTGTTCAGGAAGTCCTATCCTGAATTAGAAGAACTAATAAAGCAAGCCAAGGAAATGTACCTGCCACTAGGTGCGACGTGGAAGGTCAGTGAGCGCATCTTTACGTTCCCGACAGGAGCTACATTAAAGATGCGGCACATAGACAGCGATGATGATGCTGCGCTGTATCAGGGACATGAGTATGCGTGGATAGGGTTTGACGAGATAGGTAATTGGGCGACACTGAACGCTTATAAGCGCCTTAAAGCATGTCTGCGCGGTACGGATCTGAAAGTTACGCATAGAAGAATACGCGCGACGGCTAACCCCGGTGGACCCGGACACCATGCGGTCAAGAACTACTTTATTGACCATGACCCGCGTGGGTTTCAGCTACTTACCACTCCCGAGGGTACGACAAGAATGTTCATACCGTCCAAGGTGACGGACAATAAGATACTACTGAACGCCGACCCCGGCTATATAAACAGACTGCGGGAAGTCGGTAGCCCGGAACTGGTACGAGCGTGGTTGGAAGGTGACTGGAATGTCATTACAGGAGCTTACTTTTCGGAATTTTCTACTAGCGAACACGTTATTCAACCGTTCGAGATACCGCCATATTGGATGCGGTTCATGTCAGGAGATTGGGGTAGCGCGTCGCCATTTAGTTTTCACTGGCACGCAGTATCTGACGGAACTGTCTCAATCCCTGATACCAGACTGCCCGACCCCCTATCATTCCACACTACCAGACAGTACCCACGACTGATACCGAAGGGTGCGATAGTGACCTATCGTGAGTGGTACGGGGCGGTACACAACATGGTCAATACGGGGCTACGCTGGCCCGCATCGAGAGTAGCACAGGGAATAATAGCGAGGACGCCTAAGCATGAAAAGATTACGTATAGGGTCATGGACCCTAGTGCTTTCAAACAGGATGGTGGTCCGTCACACGCGGAAGTTATGGCAAGGGCGGGTGTATTCTTTAGGCCCGCTGATAATACTCGTTTGGCCGGATGGGGGGCCATACGCGAAAGACTTACAGGCATCGACGCAGACCCAGACGTTAATAATGGTGTGGGTACGCCGATGTGGTATTGCTTTAATACATGCCCCGCCTTGATAAGAACACTTCCGGCGCTACAGCATGACACTAAAGACCCAGAGGATTGCGACACTACTGGTGAAGATCACGCACCTGATGACTTGCGCTACGGGTGCATGTCGCGACCGTGGACACGGCCAGTACCAAAGCCACCAAAAGAGCCGCCTCAGTCAGTACGTGACGTTACTTTAACGCAGCTATTCGAGGATGCAAAGAGTACTCTTGCCATTAATGCGTATGGGAGTTAAAGTGCGTCAAATTCAGCGTCCGTGGGAGAGCGTAAGTGACTGATAAAACATCAGAACCGGACCCAAAAGCGGTGGTGGACGCAAAGCCGGATCAGAGCAATCTCAGCAAGGCGGAAGAAATCAAGCGGCGTACTGACGACCTTATGCAGTACATACGGGATAGTGTTCCCGTTAGTAGGGAGCGGGCGCTTGCGCTTACGGCGTATGAAGAAGGCGCAATGTGGGCAACTAAATCTGTTTATGGGGTATAGTAGGTGGCTGCGAAGCCCTACCTAGCGAGTAGCAAAAAGGACGTAGCTCCTACAAGTCGTAGGGGCTACTGGTCCGAACAGATTGCTAAGGCGCAAAAGCGTTGGGGTCCATTCTACGATGATGGCGATAAAGTTATTGATCGTTTCATGCTGGAAAGTCGCAATAACACTGATAAGTACAACATTCTATATTCGAGTACTGAGACGATTAAGCCGTCTCTATACGGACAAACGCCAAAAGTAGAGGCGAAGAACCGGCAAGTCGATACAGAGGATAACCTTAAAGTAGCTGCCGCGATGCTAATGGAGCATGTCGGCCAGTATGCGGTGGACATGCTGGACTTCGACTACGTTATGCAGAACGCAGTCAGCGACTATGTACTGCCGGGAATGGGTCAAGTGTGGGTTAGGTACGAACCACAGTTTGAACCCATGTACGATAATGATAACAAGCCCGAACTCAATGAAGATGGCTCGCAAAAAGAGTATCTGACATACGAGGGTATGGCGCTTGACTATGTGCATTTCAAAGACATTTTGATGGGCGATGCACGGTACTGGACAGAATTACCGTGGTTGGCGCGCAAGGTGTACTTTAACAAGGAAAAGGCCAAGACGCGGTTTGGTGCAGAGAAAGCCAATAAGTTATCTTATAGCTTTAATGCGCAGGACAGGAAGGACCGCCATACTCAGGATAGTCCCAAGCGGCAAGCTATCATATACGAAATATGGGACAAAGATAAGGGTGAAGTCTGTTGGTTTTCCGAGGACTACCCCGACGACTTGCTTGATACCAGAAAAGACCCGCTGCGCTTGCAGAACTTCTTTCCATGTCCGCGTCCCATGCGCGCGGTATGGTCAACGCGCACACTCGTACCGAAGTCGCTGTACAGTCAATACAAGGTGCAAGCGGCTGAACTGGATCGACTGACTGAGCGTATCCGGTACTTGACAGAAGCATTAAAGGTACGCGGGCTTTACGATGGCTCGCAGGAGAACCTTGCTAACGTACTGGATGGCCCCGGTAACAAGATGATACCTGTCCAAGATTGGGCAAGTTTCATCGGACAGAATGGTATTAATGGTTCCGTACAGTGGGTGCCTATTACTGAGGTCGTACAGTGTCTCACTGAACTGTTCAAGCAACGCGAGATATGCAAGAACGAGATTTACGAGATAACCGGCTTCTCAGATATTGTACGTGGTGTCTCTAAAGCATCTGAGACACTAGGCGCGCAACAGATCAAGGCGGATTGGGCTACTGGTCGCCTCAAGGATATGCAGCGCGAAGTACAGCGTTTCTGCCGTGACATAGTACGGATATTTGTTGAGATAGCCGCCGAACATTTCAGCGATAAGAGCCTGCTGCTTTATAGCGGTCTTACTATACCGGAACCCAAGCCGGAAGAAGTACAGGCGCAACAGCAATATGCTATGGCGGTACAGCAAGCAGCGGCAATGGGACAGCCGCCGCCACCGCCGCTACCACCTACAGAAGCGCAACAGCTACGGGAAATGTTCCAGAAGGCTGTTAAGTTAGTACGTAGCGAGAAACTACGGTGCGCAGCCGTAGGTGTGGAGACGGACTCAACGATACTGCCCGATGAGCAAAAAGAGCGGGCTGATCGTATGCAATTCCTCAATTCAATGGGAGCGTTCTTACAGCAAGCTGGACCGATGGCGCTACAGTATCCCGACATGCGCGGGCTACTTGGTGGTATAATGATGTTCACGCTAAGAACCTTTAGTGCATCCCGGCCATTGGAGAAAGAGTTTGAAGCCTTCCAGCAAAAGATGGCGAGCCAGCCACCACAACCGCCACCGGGAGAAGGCGGTGATAAGGGTGAGGCCCAAGCACAGGCTACACAGGCTGCTGCACAACTTAAGGCTGATACCGACAAGCAAGTAGCTGGTATGGCCGATGCTACCAAGCGGTACGAGATAGACAAGAAGGCTGATACTGACCGCCAGAAGGCACAGCAAGACCACGACTACCGTGTAGCGCAGCTAGACCTAGATCGCGATAAACTGGCGTTTGAGAAGCAGAAACTTGGCCTTGCTACTTTGGCCGAGGAACGCGACATTGACCGCGACGACGAGGCTAAGGCGTTTGAGCGTGGTATTAAAGCTCATGAACTCGACGAGACAACAGCCGAGGCAGAGGAATACGAGGCTTTAGAGCGTGACAAGTTGGCTTTGGCTGAACAGCAAGCCGAACAGGCGCAAGCGCAGCTTGACGCGGGTACTGAGGAAGCGTAAGGGGAGCAAATGGACGCCGACTTCTATGATTACCCGAAAGATTACAAGGGCCGTAAGGTCTATGTGTCTGTGAATGGTCATAGTAACATGGTTCCCAAGTATAAAACGTATATGGGGGCAAACGGACACTACTATTTAACCCCCGAGCACGGTGGCGATTACAGTGGTTTGGGGGGTACGTCCACATACATAATACCGGATAAAGCTCCGTATCAGTCGCCGCTTGATGGTAGTATGGTGGAAGGTCGTGTGCAGCATCGTGAGCACATGAGAGTGCATGATGTTATAGAAGTAGGTGATACTCCGATTGGCTACGGGTCTAAGAGTATAGATACCCCACCAGCGGGTCACGATATAGTTAGAGCCATTAAAGAACTTGAGGGGCGTTAAATGGCAACTGTGCCAACAGACTTAGACATTACATCGGACCTGAATAGTCAGGGCGATGCGCAGCCTACTTATGGTAACGACATACCAGAGAATAGGCTACCGGCTGTACCTACTCCAATACTGGACGATAAGAAGGAAGCGCCAACGCCGTCGCTGCGCGACACGCTAACGGATGCCTTTAAGGGTGCCGAAGCGCCGCCGTCCGTAGTACCGCCAGTCGATCCCGCTGCTCCGCCAGCAGTACCTACTGAACTTGTTAAGGTCGGTGATCGCTGGCATAACAAGGATGGCACGTTTGCGAGTAGAGAACAAATAGAAGCCCAAGCGGCTGCTACTGGACAACCTGTTCCGATTGAGGCACCTAGCTGGACAAGCTATTTAACGCCTCTCGAACAGCAGCAATTTACGGCGCTCCCGGCGGAAATTCGAGGCTTTCTCGAACGTACTATGGACAACGTAAATGCGCGCGGTGCGCGTTATGGTGAGTACGATAGTATCGAACAGTTGATTGGTCCCCGCCGTCAGGCATGGGCACAGCAAGGCACTAATACTTATGGTGCGTTAAATCAGCTATTCGCATTATCGGACTTTGCGGGGCGAAGCCCTAGTGAGTTTGTACTGTGGTTTTCGGACCAGCACAAACTGGACTTGGATGCCCTACTTGACGCAAGAGACGAAGCCGGTACTAACGGCCAAGCCGACCCGCGTTTTCTCGGTTTGCAACAGGAGATAGCAAATCTACGCAACACTATAGGTGGACTTACAAACGCTACGACGCAGCAGCAGTATGCGCAAAACCTTGGTGCAGTACAAGCGTTCATGGATGAACGCGATGAGAAAGGTAATCTTCTTCATCCGTACTTCGCTGATGTAGCAAATGACATTGCTATGCAGACTGCTAATATTCGCCAGCAGCAACCGTATCTAAATGAGCGTGATGTTCTTAAAGCTGCTTATGACTTTGCTACTTACAGCAATCCTAATATCCGTCACAGGGTACAGGAGTCACAAGCACAGGCACTAAAGGACAGAGCCGCAGCGGAAGCAGCGCGAGCACGTCAAGCGGGCGTCTCCATTAATGGTGGTCCCGCAGGGGATGCTAGTACGCAGCCTAATAACGCAAATCGTACACTCCGTGATGAACTGCTACATGCTTACAACCAAAACACAGCATAGCACTTGAAAGGAAAGTACGATGGCCTCGCCTAATGTAAGTGAAATTGTTACTACGACACTGGAAAATCGTAGTAAGAAACTTTCGGACAATGTTACGAACAACAACGCGCTTCTACAGCGGCTTGAAAGCAAAGGGAAGCGTAAGACCGCCGATGGCGGTACTAAGATTATGCAGGAACTTGAGTATGGTGAAAACGGTACGTTCACTTGGTATTCGGGGTACGACACGCTCAATATAAACCCTAGTGACGTACTGAGCGCCGCAGAATTTGACTGGAAACAGGCAGCGGTAGCAGTCACCATGTCGGGACTTGAAGAACTACAGAACAGCGGTCAAGAGAAGCTGATTGACTTGCTTGAAGCTCGCATCAACAATGCTGAAAAGACTTTCAAAAATAAGATGGCAGCAGCAGTATATGGCGATGGTGCAGCGGCGGGCGGTAAAGCTATCGGCGGTCTTGCCCTGCTTGTTGCTGATACTGGCGTCGGGATTGTTGGTGGTATTGACGCCGGTACTTGGGCCTTCTGGAAAAATGTCGCATTTGACGCTACTACGGATGGACCGGGGGCGGCGACTACTGCGAATATGCTTGGCTACATGAACAGAGTGTGGCTAAAACTTGTTCGTGGTACTGACAAGCCTGATCTGATCGTTGCAGATGATGCGTACTACTCGCTGTATTGGGGCGCTCTGCTTCCGAACCAGCGTTTTACATCTGCCAGTATGGCACAGGCGGGCTTTGAAAGCCTCAAGTACATGAGCGCCGACGTTGTGTTTGACGGCGGTATGGGTGGTGCATGTCCGGCAAATCATATGTATTTCCTTAACACGGATTACATATACTTGCGGCCTCACGTTGATCGCCAGTATGTTCCGCTAAACCCGGATCGTTATACGAACAATCAGGATGCTTTCGTCAAGCTGATTGGTTGGGCGGGTAACATGACGACTTCGGGACGTAAGTTCCAAGGCGTCCTGAAAGACTAGGATGCTTTAATGTTTTCCCGGTAGGTGCCGGACACCGCCTACCGGGGAAACAGCGCAGGAGATACACTATGACCTTCTATAGCACTAGCAATCGTATAGGGGTTTCACTCGGTGAAATGCTCCCTGTGGCCGGGGGTAAAAAACAGGTTCCTATAGGGACCATAGTTCCCGGCATAGATACTAATGCCATTAACGTAGAAGGCGAGTATATCTATGCCTTCAATCTGGCACCCGTAGCGCGTGGTCAGTGTATTTATCTAGATGTCTTTAATGGTTCTGCATTGGCGGAAAGCGGCTTGCACGCTAATGATGGTGGACCTATAGCTTTTGCAATTCAAGATATGCCAGCAACGATGCTTGGATGGTTCCAAGTATCCGGTACTGTATTTGCTAAGTGCGCTGCTGGTGTAGTAGCGAACAGCAAAGTGTTTATTAGTGCAGTACCGGGAGAAGTGGATGATGCACCGTTACCCGGTTGTCAGATATTGGGGGCCGAATTTGAAGCAGCGGAAGCTGCTATACTGCCGGGGTTTGTTATGCTAACATGCAATAGACCCCATCTACAGGGACAGATTACTTAGGTGCGCTGCGCGGCGCGGACGGGATAAGGGGTTATTGGTTTCCTACTTATCCCGTCCAAACATGGGAGTGAATAATGGACGCTACTTTTACTGAAAGCATGATGAAGGGGCCGGACGGTTCTATACTCCGTTTCTTTTATGATAGTGAGCGCAATGATCGTGCATCTATCGCGGAAGGCCGTGCGATCTTCGACACTGTGCTTTTTGTAGATGTAATTACGCCCGGACAGAAATCAAGTACCCCGCGCTTTGAGATTGAGCGTACTTGGTCCGAACATTCTAAGAAGGCACTTGGTATCATGAACGATACTAAGCGTTCTTACAAGTATAACGAATACGCCGAGCAAATAGAAAGGTTCAAGCGAGACGAAAAGGGCGTGGACCTTGGCGGAACACCATTAAAGATGTGGCCGCGTATTGATCGTGGCCTAGCCAGTACTTTAATGTCAGTGAATGTGCATACGGTTGAGGCGCTTGCTGCGCTTCCCGATATACACCTTGACGTTATCGGCATGGGCGGACGAGAGTTACGCGAGCAGGCCAAGGCGTTTCTTGCTACTGCCGCAGGCTCCATAGACGTGTCTGTTATGACGGATAAAATATCTAGCTTGGAGACGGAAAATACTAGGATGCGCGCGGACGTTGCGCTTGCGAATAAGACTATAGCGGAAATGCAAACAAGGCTTGCTGAAATGGATGCTGCTAAAGCACCGGCACCAATCCCCGCTGGTGCGCCAATTCATGCAGTACCGTTACCTCAGATGCCACCGCCTCAGATGCCTGACATTATATGATGGAGTAGGCCATGTCGCTATTCAGTACCGTTAAAGCAGTCATGGATGGCAATGGATGGCCCGCACCGACTATTTCGGTAGCATCATCGCAAGACCAAAACATGAGACAGTGCTTTGCTCTTTGCAATCAGGTACTTCAGTCTATATCCTTTAAGAAGGATTGGCCGGAATTGATACGGGAGCATGAATTTGATACTATTGCTAATCAGCGGGAATATGATTTGCCCGCTGACTTTCACCACATGGTTGCGCCGAGTGCCTTTAATGCTAATCAATACTATCAGATTAAAGGCTCGCTCACGCCTATACAATGGTGGAGACGGTCTATAACTGGTGCGCCGGACTTTGGTGATAGCTACCGAGTTGATGCCTTTAATGGCAAAATTAATATAGCCCCTACGCCGTCTGCGCCGGAACGCTTGGTGTTTATGTATATCACCAAGAACATAGCCAAGAATGCTACTGGTGATCCGATTGACCGCTATTCGCAAGATACTGACACGTCAGTTATCGACGAGGAAATGGTACGGCTCGGACTATCATGGCGCTGGCGTCAGAAAAAGGGTCTGGACTTCACGGCTGAAATGGCCGAGTTCAGTAACGCTATGAAGCAT